AGCGGGCGATCTGCTATCCGGTGAAGTATCAATCAGCGTTCTATCCGATTGGAGTTAATCATGGCTGATAACAAAGAGCGCGAGGCGTTTCTGATTAAAATAGGTCAGATTAAGCCAGTCGCAGAAAAACCAAAACCAACCGCTAAGAAAGACGAGGAATAATCCAAATGGCTATTACTCTGAATAACAAGGTCGGGCTAAAGATTGCATCAGTCGATCTTAGCGACCACGTAACCAGCGTAACCCTAAATCAGGCTTTCGATGAGCTTGAAGTAACCGCTATGGGCGATACCGCTCACAAGTTTGTGAAGGGTCTAGAGTCAGCAACCCTGACTGTATCTTTCCTAAACGACCAGGCAGCTGCCTCTGTGCTTGACACATTGTCAGATGCTTTCGGTACAACTGTTGCAGTTAAGATGTTGCAGGATTCTGCGGCAGCCGTATCAGCGACCAACAAGCTATTCAGCTTTGATATTCTTGTAAACAACCTAACACCTATCAATGGTGCAGTAGGCGATATGGCTACAATGGATATCACTTTCACAGTAAACTCAGCAGTAACAGTAGCCGACACCGGCACGTTCTAATTTAATAAAGGGGCAACATGGCTAAGCTAATAATCACAAGGGCAGATGGCACTAAATCGTCACACGCGATTACGCCGGGTGTGGAGTATGCTTTCGAGCAACAGTTTCGCAAAGGCTTTCATAAAGCTTTCCGCGAGGATGAGAAGCAGGAACATATCTATTGGCTAGCCTGGGAGTGTTTGCGCCGGGCAGATGCGCCAGATGTTAAACCATTTGGCGCAGCTTTCCTAGACACGCTAGCAAGCGTGGATGTGGTGGCAGACGATAACCCAAATGGCTAACGCGCGATTCCTTTACTTATAGGATTGCTCAGCTGAGCATCCATACAGGAATTGCGCCTAGCGAGTTTATTAACATGGATACAGATTTGCTTAAAGCCTTTTACGAGGTACTAAAGCAACAAGCGAAAGAGCGGGAAAATGCCAGTCGTGGTAGAAGGCGTGCCAGAGCTTAAGAAGGCTCTCAAAAAGTTCGCGCCTGACCTGCTTAAGGAAATGAACGCTGAAATCCGCGTAGCCTTAAAAGAGGTTACAGATGATGCTAAAGCTAAAGTGCCCATGCAAGCACCCGGTAATTTATTTAATTGGAATGATAACGGCGTTGAACCAGTATCCCGGACTTTCCGTGAGCGCGGTTTCCCTAAATATAATGGCCGCGTAATTCGCCGAGGCTTAACCTATTCAATTGGTAGAAGTCGTAGAAATAGACAAGGTTTTTCTAGTCTTTACTCATTATTAAACAAATCAGCTGTGGGTGCTATTGTTGAAACCTCTGGTCGTGTGCATCCTTACGGCAGACCGCAAGCCGGTAATCACCATAATAAAAGCACAAAAGATTATGGATCATCTAACAATCCTGCCGCTGGTCGTATCTTTGTTGGTGCTATGAACGATGTAGGGCCATTGAAGCAATACGATAAGTTTGAGCGTGGCCGTGGCCGTCTGCTTTATGCCGCTTATGCTGAAAACAATGGCAAGGCTTTAGATGCAACCTTTAAGGCGATTGACAAAGCATCTAGACTATTTAAGCAACGCTCAACAGTTAGGAAGGCTGCGTAATGTCTAATATCCGCATTGATATAGCCTCTGAGTTTAAAGATAAAGGTTTTAAGCAAGCTGAAAAGGCATCGGCAGATCTAACTCATAAGTTTAAAGAATTAGGCCGCACTTTAGGTTTGGCTTTATCTGTACGACAGGTTTATCAGTTTGGTAAAGCATCGTTGCAAGCCTTTAGTGAGGATGAGCAAGCCGCTAACCGCTTATCACAGAGCCTTAATAACTTAGGCCTAGCCTTTGAGGATGCACGTGTAAGCAAGTTTATTTCCGACATGGAAGCTGCTACCGGTGTGCTAGATGACAGCCTACGCCCCGCCATGCAGTCACTATTGATGACTACTGGATCTGTAACCAAGTCACAAGAATTATTAGCTTTAGCCCTAGAAATGTCACGCGCTTCAGGCGCAGACGTAGCTAGCGTTGCACAAGATTTGTCTAAAGCCTATGTCGGTCAGGCACGCAGCTTATCTAAATACAACACCGGACTATCTCAGGTTGAGTTACGCACCAAGAGCTTTGCAGAGCTTCAAGAGTATCTAAATAAACAATTCTCAGGCCAAAACGCTGCATACCTCGAAACTTACGCAGGTAAGGTTTCAGTACTTAACGTGGCTTATGCCAATATGCAGGAAACTATCGGAGAAGGCTTAGTAGATGCTTTTCAATTGCTATCAGGTGAGCAAGGCATAGGTGGTGGCGTTAATGCTATGGATGCCTTTGGCGATAGCGTGGCTAACGTAATTAGAGGCGTAGGCCAACTAACTAGAACATTTTTTACTTTTGAAAACTTTGGTAGCACTATTAAAGATTTCGCTGCTGCCATGTTGCAGTTTGGCGGCAACCCACTATTAGCAGCACAAGAGCTAGGTCGTAAGAATAAACCTTTATTCTTTCCCGGCGGTGGCATGGGTGCAGCGAAAGAGGAAGCAGCGCGTAAAAAGGCTGAGGCTGAAGCCGCTAAGCGCGCTAAGGAATTACTAGCCTTGACACGTAAGCAAGTTAAGGCACAAGAGGCATTAAACAAAAAGAAAAAAGAAGAAGGCATCCTTGGCGATATTGCTAAGCGTTTTGAGATGGATCGCATCCAGATAGCAGCAGCACTAGGCGGTCAAATCAACGAGGTTGAAAAGCTACGCCTACAGCTCATGCAAGCGATATTGGATGAGGATGTCAAACGAGCAATTATCTTAGAAGGTCAGTTAATCCAGGCTGAGGCAGCCGCTCAGGAATTGGCCTACCTGCTTGATAGCCTAGATGAGATGGTAGATGATCCGTTTGCCGATTGGCCCGGTACTATCAACCGCATTAAGGAATTGTTGCAGCAGCTTAATATCAAAATTCCTATTGAAACCCTGTTTGCTGAAAAAGGCCTAAAGCTAGACCAAGACAAAATGACAGTCACCAAGCTTGACCGCATGGATGTAGATGCCAACAATGTTTACATTAATGGCCAAGTTTCTGGCGCGGCTGGTCAGACACCCGGTACAAGCATGTTTGGCCTAACTGATGAAGCAGCTGAGCTATACAGAAAAGGTGATCCAGTAGTGGTGGCAGCTGTTGAAACCTTAGCCGATTCAGTTCTCGGTTTAGCGGATGCCGATTTATATCTAGCAGAACAAATGCTAGCTGAGTCAATGACAGGCCCGGGAGTGACAGTTAATGTCACAGTTCAAGGCAATATCACCACAGAGCAAGACTTAGTGGAAACTATTACAGACCAGCTTTACCAGTATCAAAAGAGCGGTAAAGGTCTGCTGTATAGCTCGGTGGCTATCTAATGCCAGCAGCACCGGTAGTAGGCGCAATCGTTGATTTTACCAATGGTGTGCCGTTTGTTCTAAATAACTTTATTCTAAATGATCCATACTACGGCGCGTTAGACTTTGGACAGCTAAGCGAGCAAGCTGTAAACCTTGTGGACATAACTACCGATATTGTTCAGGTATCTATCCGCCGTGGCCGTAACCGCATCCTAAACAAGTTTGAGGCTGGAACGGCTAACGTCACTATTTATGACGTTAATGGTGACTGGAACCCTAACAACCCTGCCGGTGCGTACTATGGAGATTTGAAGCCACTACGTAAAATACAGATTTACGCAGACTATAACGGCACACGCTATTACATGTTTTCAGGCTTTATCACCGATTATGACACCAGCTTTAACATAGGCACAGATCAGGTGTCTAGGGTTGTTCTAAAATGTGTGGATGCTTTCCGTCTATTGCAAGGCGCACAGATAACGACAGTCACAGGCGCACCTGCCGGACAGCTTTCAGGCGCACGTGTAGAAGCCCTATTAGATGCCACAGAATGGCCCTCAGGGCTACGCGACATTGATACTGGTCAGTCTACCCTTCAGGCCGACCCAGGAACCGCGAGAACGGCCTTAGAAGCCCTTAGAACAGTAGAGGAAAGCGAGTTTGGCGGGCTATTCTTAGATGCTGAAGGTCGGGTAACTTTTATAGATCGTGACCAATTGACCACAAGCCTAGCTACGCCTTTGTATAACTACGCCGATGACGGCACAGGTATTGCGTATCAGAACGCTGTCACGGCCTTCGATGACACGCTCATTGTCAATGACGTTACAGTTACACGTGAAGGCGGCACAGCTCAGAACGTATTTAATCAACCAAGCATAGACACCTATTTCATACACTCAGGCGTGCGTAATGGCATCCTTGTTCAGACCGACACCGAGGCCCTAGACCAAGCCTCTATGCTGCTATCTACACGCAAGGACACAGAAACCCGCATAGACAGCATCCAGCTTAACCTAGAGGATGGCGATGATATAACCCGCTGTACCGCTGGCTTGGCTATGGAATTGCTTGATTGCGTGACTGTGCTTAAGTCCATGCCAGGTTCAACAAGCATCCAACAGACCTTGCTTGTGCAGGGGCTATGGCACGACTTTACAAACAAGAAAATGACCACGACTGTATACACAGGCGAAAGCCTTATTACAGGGTTCGTGTTAGATTCGGCATCGCTTGGTATACTAGATACCAGCGTACTAGGCTACTAAGGAGTAACATGCCAACAGGTTATCCATTTACATCCGGTGACATTCTCACCGCAGCTGAGATGAACAGCTTAGTAGCGTTCACAATTAACGCTCAGTCAGGTACTACTTATACCCTAGCCTCTACGGATCAGTATCAGGTGCTAGTGCAGACTACTAACGCAGCTACTAAGACTGTAAGCATCCCAACCGATGCTACCTATGATTTCCCTATCGGTACTTGCATTTCATTCTTAAATACCGGAGCTGGCGATTTAACTATCAACGCTGTTACATCCGGTACGACTACAGTTACAAGCGCAGGTGGCACATCTAGCGCACCTACAGTAGGCCAATACAAGAGCGCGGCAGCGATTAAGACAGCTGCTAACGCTTGGACTGTGGTGGGCGCGGTTGCTTAATAACATAGCAGCTTTATTTTCTGGCGCAGGTGGGGGTGGTGGCTCATTTGAGTCTATTGCTACTGCTACTGGCACTGGTTCTAGTAATACCATAAGTTTTACCTCAATCCCTAGCACTTATCAGCATTTGCAGATACGCTGCATATCTCACGCAACTTCTAACACCAATCTAATTGGCCGCATAACATTTAATAGCGACTCTGGTTCCAACTATGCTAGACATAGACTGGTAGGCGATGGCACAAGTGTCAGCGCAACGGGTCAAGCCTCAACAACTTCAATAGAGGCAATTGACTTATTTGGTGACGGCTTGAATAGCGACAAGTACGGAGTAGCCATCGTAGATATCCACGATTATGCAGCGACTACAAAATATAAAACTTTGCGCTCATTTAGTGGTAAAAATGACAACACAACGACAACAGATTCTCAGGTGAGATTATATTCTGGTTTGTGGATGAGTACCTCAGCGATTACCAGCATCACAATAACTGCAAACGCAACTTTAGGATATTTTAACACTTCCTCAACCTTCGCCCTATACGGCATCAAGGGGGCATAATGCCAGCGACATACGAGCCAATAGCAACGACTACTGTTTCTTCAACTCCAACTACTACCGTGACATTTACTTCAATCCCCGCCACATTCACAGACATTATTTTAGTTGGTGTCTATAAAAGAACAAGCGGTGGCGCAACCACACCGCGCATAACCTTTAATTCTAGTAGTTCCGGTTATTCAGAAACCTTGCTTTATGGCGATGGCACTTCGGCGGTGAGTAGCAGAACAACATCAGCAACATATTTAACAGGTGGAACGGCTGCCGATGGAATTTGGTCTTATATGTCAATGAGTATTTTCTCATATGCTGGTTCAACATATAAAACCAGCCTTTATGAAGCCTCAACTGAT